AAAATTACTATTTCAAACGTATCTGGTGGTTCTTTATCTGAAGCGGTTGTTATTAATTTTGGAATCTTTAAAGGTTCTGCAAGTTAATGGGCATTTTTGCTTTCAGGCGAATGAGAGCACAGGAGACTACCAAATTGGTAGCTCCTGTACCTCAAACAAAAACAAAACGTAAGCCAAAAACAAAATCAAATGGCAATCACGATAGACGCAACAGTGGGGGGAGCATCAGCAAATAGTTATATAACTTTGGCTGACGCTAATTCAATTGTTGAAGGATTAATTCTTGATGATGATGTGTCCGCATGGGACGGTTCATCAAATGATAATAAAAACAGAGCCTTGTATACTGCGGCAGTAAGGGTTGATCGAGAAAGATTTTTAGGTGCAAGAGTTACAAATACCCAAGCATTGCAATGGCCAAGAACTGGTGTCAGAAAACCAGATACTTATATAAACACTTACGCTACAGGATTTCCTTTTCGCATATCAACTGATTATTTTACAGATACAGAAATACCAGAACAAGTTAAGAAGGCACAAGTTATATTGGCTGTTTACTTGAATAACAACAGAGATGGTTTAGGATTAAGTGGTCTTGAAGATTTTAAAAATGTTAAAATTGGTAATCTTGATGTAACCCCGAATTTTTTTGGTTCGGTTGGTGCAGATAGAGTACCACCACTTTTCGAAAGATACTTTACTGGATTGAGAATTAGTGGACCCGGAAACATTGCTATTAAAAGGAGTTAAAAATGAGCTATTATCCAGCTGCCAAAATCATTAATGATACTGACGCACACACAGGTCGATTTGGTTGTGTTCAAGCATTAAAAGATTCTGAAATTGCAACATTAGTAGCAGAGAATGTATCTGGTGATCTTACCAGTATTGACTTAAAATCCAATTGTAAGATTGAAGGTGTCATTACTAGCATCACACTTGCAAGTGGAACTGTTATTGCTTATAGCTTATAATGGGTATCTCATCATCACTTAGAAAAGTTGCCAGCAAAGGTTTAAATAAACTTGGTGGAAATATCACTATTAGACAAATAACCAATGGTTCATATAACACAACAACAGGAGTAGTAAGTGAAAGTAATACCGACACTGTAGTCAAAGGAACAATAGAAAATGTAAACAATGCTGAAGTAAACGACCAAATTCAAGCACAAGATAAAAAAATAACCATAGCTGCAAGTGATCTTACATTTACACCTACACCAAAAGATAAAGTTTTAGTTAGTTCAGTTGTTTATAAAATAGTTTCTGTTGTAACAAATGAGCAAAACAATACTGCTATTACTTTTGAATTATTAGTGAGGTCATAATGGTTAGACAAATAAGGTTAGACCAAATTGATGATGTAATGGCAGAAGCGGTACAAGAACTTGTAAAAAAAACTACTTTGCGTTGGACAGAATTATCAAAAAAAGCAACACCTGTAGTAAGCGGTAATTTAAGAAATGGTTGGCAAACAAATATACAAAAATTTAAAGGGTCAATTATAAACAGTGTTGAATATGCTGAACCAGTTATTTACGGCACAACATCTTCTTTACCTCCAAGCTGGCAAGGTAGATATAGGACAAGACAACAAACGATAAAAGGTTTTCCAGAATTGCAGGCCAAACAGCTAACTACACAATACATACCTGCTGAATTGCGAAGAATTATTAGGAGTAAATAATGGCTGCATTAGATTTAAACACAGTCAGACAAACAATTGAAGCTAGAGTTGCAACAGAATTAGCAAACAGCCCTGCTATATCTGTTGTATTTAACAACCAACCATTTGATTCAACAACAGAAGATACTTTCGTTCAATGCTTGACAAGTTTTGGTGCCGGTAATTATTTAACTATGGGAGGCTCTGCCAATTCAACAAATACTTTAATTGGGTTGGTTCTTTTAAATATATTTACAGAAGAAGGTATAGGACCAGGGTCAAACTTTACGATTGGAAAAAGGTTGCGAGACCTTTACAATAATATTACAGTTTCCAATGTTATTTTTGACTCACCTATTGGACCAGAAGTTTTAACATCAAGTCCAGAGGGTAAGTTTCAAACACAAATCAGAATTACTTTTGAAATATTTGAGGAACTTTAATTTATAGAAAAACAAAAAAAATTTGAAAAAGATGAAAAAATTACAAAAAAAGGTTAGTATGTTATTAAATAGTATTTTGTTCTTATGGCTGTTTTAAAAGGCGATGTCGGAAAATTGATGTTTGAAAAGGATGGCGGCACTGAAACTGATGTTGGTCAAACTAGAGCATGGTCTTTATCTATAACAAAAGACACAATGGATATAACTAGGCAAGGCCAAACATTTAAAGAACATATTGGTGGTTTGATTTCTGGTGAGGGTTCATGTGAGCTTTTATATAATCCATCTATTAGTCAAGCTGGTTATACTAATTTTATTGCTGATGTACTTACAACTAATGATCCTGGTGACGCTTTATTTGAATTATTCCCAGACGAAAATACCTCTGCCAAAAAAATAAGTTTTGCAGGCATTATAACAAATGCCGAGTTTGGAGCAACATTAGGCGAAATTCAAGTTATTAATATTTCATTTATAACAAGCGGTACCATAACATCAGCTATATAGTACATTTAAGATAACTAGCCCCATATAACATGACAACAAAAAGAACCGTTGATCTTATCACTGAGGCTTTCAGTGATGTAATGACTGCAAGAAGAAAGTATGTACTAAAAAAACCTGATGGTTCACTTCTAAAAGAAATATATTTCCCACCACTTACAAGGTTTGACAGAAAAAAAGCTCAAGCTGCTGCTGGTACAGATGATGCCTTAACAATATCAACTAGAATTCTTTGTCAAATCGCAGAAAACGAAGATGGATCCAAAGCATTTGCTTTTGCTGATGCTGAAGATCTACAGAGATTTTTACCAGAAAGTGTATTAAATGAACTTGAGTTATTTATGATGGATATACAAGTTGATATTAATACAGCAAAAAACGAATAAAGCGAGATAACTGGTTAAACTTTGAGTTTTTTCTCGCAACAGAGCTAAGTAAATCAATAGAAGAATTAAGAAAATCCATGACGGAAGAGGAGTTAATATATTGGGCTGCATATTATGAAGTTAAATATGACAGAGAAAAACAAGAAATGAATCGTCAAAAGGCAAAAAGAAGGTAGTATATAATAAAGGTTATTTGTATTTGTGGCACAATCAACAGTCAAATTAATAGTTGATGCACAAAATGCAATACGTCCTTTGCAGAAAACAGACACATTAGTTAAAACACTTGCTAATAGTACAGATAAATTAAAAAATAAATTAAATGGTGGCAAAAAATCGTTTGATAATCTTGGTAATTCAGGAAGAAGAGCAGCTACTGGCGTAAATACATTAACAGGCACTTTAAAAAAATTAGCAGCTGCATTTGCAGTAATACAGACTGCAAAATTTGTTTTTTTTAAGACAGCTGAATTAGAAACTCAAAGAAAAAGTTTAGAACAATTAACTGGTTCTGTTGAAAAAACAAATAGTATCATTACAGAGTTACAAGAATTTGGTGCTGTTACACCTTTTACAAGTAGTGAATTAATAGAACAAACAAAAAGGTTAAAGGCTTTTGGTTTTGCAACTGACGAACTTGTTGACACAACAAAAAGATTATCTGATGTGGCTGGTGCTACTGGTGCTGACCTCACTGGTATTGCCACTGCTTTTGGTCAAATAAGAGCAAAAGGTAAATTACAACAAGAAGAGAATTTACAATTATTAGAAAGAGGAGTTGATATTACAACTGAACTAAAACGAATAACTGGTTTACAGGGGGATGCATTTGAATCGGCAATGCGTAAAGGTGAAATCGGTGCTGATCTTGTAAACCAAGCATTAATAAATCTAACAAGTGAAGGAGCAATTTTTGCTGGCGGTGCAACAAAACAGGCTGATACATTAAATGGAAAATTTTCAACTTTACAAGATTCTGTTGACACTCTCGCAAGAACAATAGGAACTGAATTACAAGATGAAATCAAAGGTGTTATAGATTTAGCAACAGATGGCGTAAAAGCAATAGATGATTTTGTAAAAAGAATATCTGTTGCAAATAAAATAGGCCGACCTGAACTTGCGGGAATAGCTATGGAAGCGAGGGGAGAAGCAACGAAAATAGTTAGAGCTGAAGTAGGGCTATTTCAAAGTTTATTACCTAAAAATCAAGAAAAAATTAAAATTTTGACTGAAGAAATAAAAAAACGAAAAATCAATGCAGCTTTGGCTCAACATGAAGCAGATTTAGAAGCAAAAAAACTTGAAACAAGTAAACTTATTGATCAGACTGTTACTAAAACACATGAAACTATTATTGGTAGACCACCTGTTCAACTTGAAATTATAAAAAAAGATATAGAAACAAATCAAAATCTTGAAAAACAAGTTGGCTTTTTTGATACTATTAATGAAGGTCTTTTCACAGAAATAGAATTAATTGATATAGCTAATTCAAAATTTACATTTCAAAACGAACAGGCTGCTAAGTTAAAACAGCAATTTGATGATATAGGCCAATCTGTTGAGGACAATTTAGTTCAAAATTTAACCGATGCTGTAATGGGTGCACAAACATTAGGAGATGCTCTTAGTAATGTTCTTAAAGGATTACAAAGACAACTTATAGAAATGGCAATGCAAAAGGCAGTCGGGGGAATTGGAGGGGCATTTAGTGGTTTTTTAGGCAATATTTTTGGTGGCGGCGGTGGCGGCGGTGCTACATCTTTAATTACTGATAATGTTTTTAGTACAGGGTTCGATACAAGTGGATTATTTGGAAAAAAAGCAAGAGGTGGACCTGTCTCTGCTGGTGGGGCTTTTCTTGTAGGAGAAAGAGGGCCTGAAATTTTGCAAATGGGGTCAAAAGGTGGCAATATAATTCCTAATAATAAAATTGGAGGCAATACAACTAACGTGGTGGTAAATGTAGATGCCTCTGGAACACAAGCAGAAGGGGATGACCAATCCTCAAGACAACTGGGAGAGCTTATAGCAGCAGCGGTACAGTCTGAAATAGTAAGGCAACAAATGTCAGGAGGTTTATTAAGTTAATGGCAAATTTTCCAACAACAGTTAATCCGTCTTATGGTTCAAGAAAAATTTCGGAACCTAAAATACGAATTGCACAATTTGGTTCGGGGTACTCTCAAAGATCAACATTTGGAATTAATCAAAATTTAAAGCAATATCAATTTAACTGGAACAATATCACTGAAACACAAGCAGATGAGATAGAAACTTTCCTTGACGCACGTGCTGGGGTTGAACACTTTGATTACACACCAGCAGGAGAGTCAGCATCTAAAAAATTTATTTGCAGAAATTGGCAGAAAACAATTCCTTATTTAAACAGAGCATCTATTTCAGCAGTTTTTGAGGAGGTGGCAGAAACATGACAAGTTCACAAATTGCACCCGCAAAAGCTATTGTTAGCGAAGAAATACAAAAATTAGAACCCTCTGCCCTCATAGAATTATTTGAACTAACTTATACCGCTGCTGTTAATGGAATAGACCAGGTGGTGAGATATCATGCTGGAACTAATGAATTAAAATCAGATATTGTTTTTGGTGGTAATACATATTCTGCTTTACCTGTTGAAGTTTCTGGGTTTGATAAAAAAACACAGGGAACTTTGCCAAGGCCAAAATTTAAAGTCTCAAATGTAAATAATGCCTTGTCTGCTTTTATTCTTCTTTATAATCCCTTACAAGGTAAAGTACAGAGAATACAAACATTTACAAAATTTCTTGATGCTGTTAATTTTACAAGTGGTACAAATAGTACTGCTGACTCAACAGCCATAGTAACTACAGATGACATTTGGTACATAGATAGGATAAGTGCAGAAAATCCAGAATTTGTTGAATTTGAATTATCACCAAAAATAAATTTACAGGGTTTTAGAATCCCAAGAAGAGTGATTACAGAACATTGTCCCTGGGAATATCGTGGTAATCAGTGTGGATATGAGGGTAATAAATGTTTTACTGTTGATGATGAACAAATAACTGGCGGTACATTAGAACAAAGAAAAGCACTTGATAGGTGTGGTCATAAGTATTCAAGTTGCCAATTAAGATTTCCCAAAGGCGATAATAATGAAAGAGATTTGCCTTTTGGAGGATTTATCAACGCAAGAATACAAATTTAATGACATTTAAATTAGCGGCAAAACAACACGCACTTGAAGAAGCTCCAAAGGAAGCCTGTGGCATTGTTGTTAATGATATTTATTATCCTTGTAAGAATATTTCTGACACGCCTGAGGATACTTTTGCAATACATCCAAAAGATTTTTTAAAGGCAAGATCAAAAGGTAAATTACAATATATTGTTCATTCACACCCTGCGGGAGGACTTGCAAGCAAAACTGATATAAATGCCTGTAAAGCAACCAAATTAAAATGGTATATTTATAGAAACACTTTGGACGAATGGTTAATTATAAATCCTTAGTTGGGAGGCAATGGGAGTATGGTATTTTTGACTGCTATTCGATAGTCCGTGATTATTATAAACTTTTAGGAATAAGTCTTCCTGACTACGAAAGACCTAAAGATGTAGAAACTTGTGAAAGTATTTTTTTAAAAGAATCAGATAAATTAAATTTTAAAGAAGTTAATATAAACGACAGAAAACCTAATGATATTTTAATAATGAAGATCTGGACTAAAGAACCTATGCACGCTGCCGTTTTGTTGAAAAATGATATGATTTTACATCAGAAATCTCAATCATTAAGTTGTTCAGAATATTATAATCATTATTATAGAAGAAGAACTGTAGGGTGTTTTAGATATGCAGCATAAAATTCTGCTGCTAGATGAATTGGGAGAAAGGTGGGGTGAATCGCATACTTTTTACGATCTCAGAACCCCAGCAGATGCTATACGGCTTTTATGTATAAATTATCCAGATTTTGGTAAATATCTTGCAACTTCACATGAACAGGGTATCGCTTATCAGGTCACACAGGTGGGACATGAATTAAAAGCTAATGAACTCACACTTCCTTTAGGACAACATGATTTAGTAATAGCACCTGTAATTATAGGAAGTGAAGGTGCCGTAAAAGCTATTGCTGGTGCCGCTTTGATTGCTACTGCGGTCATCACAGGAGGTGCTGGTGGATTTCTTGCGACTTTTCAAGCTGGTGGTTTAACCGGTGCCGCTGCCACCATTGGAGCAAGTTTAGTTCTTTCTGGTGTACAGGAAATGCTTGCACCTCAACCGACTACATATGATTCTTCTTTTGATGTAGGGCGTACAGGTTTTAATGGTGGCCCCGCAGCGTTAGAAAGGGGTGCCGATGGACAACAGAGCTATGCTTATAGAGGTGCATCAAACACTGTTGGAATCGGCAAAACAATACCAATAGTTTATGGTAAGGCCATGGTTGGAAGTCATCTAATTACCACAGATATAGATGTAACTAATGAAAGTGATCCGTTGATGACAAGTTTTGAAAAGCCAAGCAGTTCAACAGTTAGAGTAAATGGTGAAAAAGTTTTATTTTCAGATTCAATAAAAAGTTATGATAATTTACGTGCAGCTAGGGTAAATGCAAGTCAACAGGTTACAAGTTTTAATGCTGGTCCAAATGCAAACAGACTTGGTGCTTTAACAGGTCATGGAGATGGATTTAAATTTGTGTTAGGTAAAAGCGGTGGAGGAACAAAGGTCGGCTTTGTAAACCTTGAAGGAGATGGGGAACAGAAAATTTTAGATGAATTAGGTATGTCCGATGATTCTGGTAGTAATCAATTTAGAAATAAATGTCAAATAATGATTACTTTTAGTGGTTTACAAGATCGAGTCGGAACTGCTAGTTCTACAATAATTCAAGGATATATAAATTTTGCAATAATAATAAAAACGGGATCATCTACTGTTTTAAATCAACAATTTATTATTCAAGGAACTCAAAATTTTACACAAAAAATAAGATATATTTTTAATGTCAGGCCTGTAGTTGTAAGTGGAGCTACTAGTTATAAGATGTTTGTTCAAATTTTAGATAAAGCAACTTTTAAAACAGCCACTTCCACAACTGTTAAAAATGCTACAAAAATGAGAATTGATTCTGCTGGTTATAACTTAATACCTACATAAATTATATGTCATTAAATTCTACAAGTGTTATAAAAATTGTTGACCTTCTATGCGAAGGTCCGATCGAGGAAATTGTTGGAGGAAAAAAAGGAATTTTTTTAAATGACACTGCTGTTGAGGATAATAAAGGTGATGAAAATTTTCCAAAAAAAGATGTTAAATATCAACTAAGAACAGGCACAAGAAATCAAAAACAGTTTGAAGATCATAAAAAAGCAAATTCTAATATTATAGATATAAGTCAGGAAATAGGTTCAAATTACACTGAAGAACTAAATGAACAAAATGAAGTAAAAAAAAGAGACTATGGAGGAGGGGAAGTTATTACACAGATAACCGATCCAGACACAGATTCATTTCAGATTTTATTTACTGTTCCTTCTTTATTTTGTCAAGGTATGGAGGGTATTTCTAGAGGACAATTTTTAAATGCAAAAGTCAAAATAAAAATATTTGTAAAGGCAAGAAATACAAATTATATATCATGTGAAACTTTAAATATAGAAGGTATTTCTACCTCTAACTATCAAATTAAAAGTAAAATTATTAATTTAAGAAGACTTAGAGAAAATGGTATTTTTAAACCACCTTTTTTAATAAAAGTACGAAAAATTACAGATGAGGAAAAAGATTATGAAGTTAGATTTAATCTGCTTGAGACAATAAATAAAAAAACACCTTTAGCAAATACAAGAGCAAACAGAGTCATTTTCACTTCTTTAATAGAAAGACAAGAAATTAGAACCGCATATCCATATACTGCCTGTGTTGCTTTATCATTATCAACTGAATCTTTTTCAAGTTTACCCTCTAGATCATATTTAGTAAAAGGGACAAAGGTAAAAATACCATCAAATGCAAGTGTTCAAAATGATGGAAGGCTTAAGTTTGAAGGCACTTTTGACGGAAGCTTGGCAGAAGGTAAATTCTGGACAACGTGCCCTGTGTGTATTTTTTACGATCTGCTAACTAATAACCGATATGGATGCGGGGATTTTATAAAGGCATCAAACCTTAACTGGGTTGATCTATATGAGCTTTCAAGATATGCAAATGAGTTAGTAGACACCCCAGATGGTCAAGAGGCTAGATTTGCAATAAATACAGTTTTAGGAACACAAGCTGATGCCTACAAAGTCCTGCAAAATTTAGCAAGTATGTTTAGAGGTATTACTTATTGGGGATCAAATACTGTTAATCTTGTTGCAGATCATGGAAATCTAGATGGTAGTGATATTGATCCTGTTCATCTTTATACAAACTCAAATGTAATAGATGGAGTGTTTTCTTATTCTGGTTCATCATTAAAAACAAGGTCAACATCAATTCAAGTCAGTTACAACGATCCTGAAAATTTCTATAAACCAAATTTAGTGATAGTTGAAGACTATGATCTGATACAAAAATATGGTTATAACATAAAACAAATAGTTGCTTTTGGTTGTTCTTCCAAATATCAGGCCCAAAGAATGGGTCAATGGGTTTTAAATTCAGAAAAATTAGATAGTAAAATAGTAACTTTTACAACTGGTCTTGATGGGATAGGTTTATTGCCTGGTCAAGTATTTGCAGTTGCAGATGAGATGAAGGCGGGTTTAATATTATCAGGAAGAATTTTAGACGTAGATTCAACAACACAATTCACACCAGATCAAAATTTCGATACTTATGTGGGTGGAAATAATAGAAAATTTGAAGTTAGTGTAACTTTAAATGATGGCACTGTAGAAACACAAAAAGTAAAAAGTATTTTTAGTTCTGGAAAGATTACAGTTGTAAATGCTTTTTCTAAAATTCCTTTGGCTGGTGCTGTTTATACATTAGAGAATAAAACTACTAACCCTGTTTTAAATCAAAAATTTAGGTGCATAGATATCAAAGATAATGGAAATAGTACTTATACAATCACAGGATTAGAATTTAATGATTCCATTTATGAAGTTGCAGATAATACAACAAATAACAAAGCTAAATTAGAATATGAAGATGTAACAGGTTTTAATAACAGACCAACAAAACCTGAAAATTTAAAAGTTACAAGCACAAGAATACAATTACAAAATAGTTCTACAAATAGAGTTACATTTTCTTGGTCAAGAGGTATAAACGGATCAAATGTTAATTTTACAGTTAGATTTAAAAAGGGAAATGGAAATTTTAAAATTAGAAAAAATATAGATGAAACATCATTTGAATTAGATAATGTCAAAACAGGAACAGTTGTTAAATTTGAAGTAAGGTCAGAAAGTATAGACGCTTTAAAATCAAAACATTCAGCTTATGCTAAAGCAGATGATTTTACAGTAGGACAATCATTATTTCAGTCTTTAGCAGAGTTTGCAAGTGAAAATCCTGTGCCTGTTCCTTTACCATAAAAATGAGTATTCAAGTTACAACACAAAATGAAGTAATTTTAAAATGGAGGATTCCATCAGATTATGCAGGAAATCGAAGTGAATTGATAGCTGTTATAAGACATTCATCTTTAACTGATGGAACAGCAGTATGGCCTAACTCAACATTTTTAAGGGAAGTTTCTGCTTTAACTGATTATTTAATACTGCCTTTAATGAATGGAACTTATATGGTCAAATTTAAAGATTTAGAGGGACGTAAATCCCCAAGTCCTTTAAATCATATAATAAATATTCCTGATGAAAAACCAAAATTATTAATTCAAACTGTAAGAGAAGATACTACTTCACCACCTTTTCAAGGACAGTTAAATGATGTATTTTATTCATCTGAATATGATGCTTTAGTTTTAAATAATGATGATTTAGTAGATGACAAAGTAGATTTTGAACAGGGATATTTAGGAAGTATTGATTTTGGTGGTGAGCTTTTAGGTTCTGGTGAGTATTTTTTTAAAGATAAGTTGGATCTAGGCGGTATTTTTACAGTTGAATTTCAAAGAATATTAACAACAAGAGGTCTTTATCCTAATAATACTATTGATTTACATTTTACAAATATAGATACATGGACTGATTTTGATGGTCTTTTGCCTGACGAAACCAATGCTATCATACAATTTAGAAAAAGTAATGATGCCCCAACTGATGATGAAATAGAAGATGAAAATACAGAATTTTTACTTTTAGAAGATGGCAATAAATTTAGTCAGGAGGATTCACAAATTTATGATGATTTTATTCCTATGGAAAATGGTAGATTCACAGGTAGAGTATTTCAATTTAAAGCAGATTTGAGTTCTAATTTTACAGATCAGACTCCTTTGGTTGATGAGTTAGGCTATAGGATTTTGTTTGACAATAGAACAGAAAGTGCAGCGGTTGCGAGTGGCGGTAGTAATCCAAAAGTGGTAACTTTTGAAAAAGCCTTTTACCAAACTCCAAAATTAGGCATCACTGCAAGTAATATGGCTACAGGGGACTATTATGTAATTAGTGGTGAAAGTCGGACAGGCTTTTCTATTACTTTTTTCAATAGTTCCAATGCAGCTATTGACCGCACATTTGCTTACCATGCTAATGGCTTTGGTGCGGAAGGTGCTTAAATTTATCTCATTTTTAAACTTGAGTTATGGCAACACATGATTATGATTTAGCAAACCAATCGGGAGCTAGTTTCCGAAGTGACTTAAATCTTGCTTTACAGGCGATATTAACAAATAATAGCAGTGCCACAGCACCATCTACGACTGCTGCCTATATGTTCTGGGCTGATACTAATACAGGCATTTTAAAAATTAGAAACTCCACTAATAATGGTTGGGTAGAATTATTGCAGCTTGATGGTACATTAACATTAGAAGATGGTTCTGCAAGTACACCAGCACTTGCCTTTCGAGATGATTTAAATACTGGTATCTTTTCTAGTGAAGCTAATAAGTTAGACATTGCCTGTGCTGGTGGTACAAAACTTCAAGTTAACATTAATGGAATAATTATTTCAGGAACGGTTACTGATAATGGTGCAACCCATGATGGGGATGTAACCTTTACAGGTGCGGCAGCTAATGTAGTTTTTGATAAATCAGATAATGCACTTGAATTTGCTGATAATGCAAAGGCTGTATTCGGTTCTGGAGGTGATCTTACCATTTCTCATAATGGTAGTAATTCGATCATTAATGATAGTGGTACAGGAGAATTGCAATTACAAAGAGCAGGAAACACAATTCTTGCTCTTGATGCTGATGGGATAGAAATTACAGATCCTAATGGTGTTGCCTCTGTTACAATCAAAGGCTTTGAAAATTCAGACGCTGTCATTGGATTACAAGCAGATGAAGGAGATGATAATGGTGACAAATGGAGAATAGTATCAGTTGCAAGTGATAATGATTTAATTTTTACAAATGATATAAATGGCAGCAATGTACAGAAATGGGGAATAGATACAAGCGGTAATGTAGTACAAACTGGAAGTTTAACTGCTGTTGGAATTACAAATAATTCAACTTTAAATCAAAATGCAAATATAAATCTTTCTGGTGATTCTGTTGCTCTTAATTTAATTGATACAAACAATGATAATGATTTTCAAGTAAAAAATGGAAATGGTGTTTTTAAAATTACAGACACCACCGCCTCGATTGATAGATATAAGATTTCAAGTGCAGGAGTCCATATCATCACAGGAACATTACAAAACAGTCTAGGTTCTGCCGCTAGTCCAACTTATACGTTTCAAGGGGATACAGATACGGGTATATTCAGAACCGACAGTAGTGCAAACAGCATCTCATTTACACTTGGAGGAACAGAAGGATATAGAATAAATAATAACCGTATAATGCCAGCAGTTGATGATGACAGGGATTTAGGTAGTGCTTCACTTAAATTTGATGATGTTTTTGCTACAAATAATGTGATTCAAACATCAGATAAAAATTTAAAAAATACTATAGTGACAAGTGATTTAGGTTTAGATTTTATAAATAAATTAAATCCTGTATCTTATAAATTTAATAATAAGACAAGAACGCATTATGGTCTTATTTCACAGGAAATTGAGACAGTTCTTGGAACTATAAGCAAATCAGCAACGGATTTTGCTGGGTTCTGTAAAGATGAAGTTGATGATGATGGTAATGCCATGACACCTAAATATGGTTTGAGATATACAGAATTTATATCTCCAATTATTAAAGCAATACAGGAACTATCAGCAAAAGTAACAGCACTTGAAGGTTCTTAAATTTTTAAATATAATAATTTTAAATATAAAAAACTAATGTCTAATCCAAACGATCTTATCAAAGCTGAAATTAAAGCTCTACAAGAGCAGTTAGAAATTGATATAAAAAAAGTATCTTTGTTGCAACAAGAAATTGAAGAAATAAAAGAACAGGCAAACACCGCAATGACTGATAAACAAAAACAAATTAACAATGCCACACAACCAATAATTGAAAATCAAGGTGCTTTAAAAAAATTAACTGAATTGTTAAACAAATTAGAAGGTAAGATAGAAACAACTACTGAAAAATAAATGGCAGATAGGAAGATCACAGCACTTACTGAATTAACAGCACCAGTAGCAACTGATGTTTTTCCTATAATTGATGTAAGCGAGGCTGCTAACGCTAATAAAAATAAAAAAATACAATTAACAACAATACTTAGAGGCATCCCAAACGGAAGTGCGTCTGCCCCTAGTGTTGGGTTTATTGATGACACTGGTACATCAGGTCTGTTTAGAGTTACAGATGATGAGATTGGTATATCTTGTAATCAGACTCAAGTAGCATCTTTTGCCGCTGCTGGTCTGAAACTAGGTTCTGGTACTATTGCTGCACAATTACATTTGTTTAGTACAGACACAACCGATCAGATGATAATTGAAAACACAGACGCTGGTGCTGATACCGCACCCGATCTTGTTTTATTTAGAAATTCTGCTTCACCTGCTGATAATGATAATTTAGGCAATTTAATTTTTAGAGGCAAAGATGATAATGGCGATTCTGTTGAATATGCAAGTATTGTTGCACAGATAGCGGATGCTACAAATAGTTCTGAAGATGGCATTTTAGATTTAATGTCAACTGCTGCTGGTACGTTA